ATCTGTTGACCGACTTCAGTTAAACCTTCAGTGGTCGCACCGCCTGTCGCACGGCTCGCTGTGCGAGTAAATATAGACTTGCCTAGCGGACGGAATAGACCACCAAGCAAAATCTTATCTGCAATACCTTCAAGTGCAGCTTGTCCGAATGTGGCGCGTAACGCTGCGCCTACATCAACACTGGCTTTTTTGCCTGACGCAACTTCATCCTCTTGGCGTTGGATGTTGTTACCAAACAAAATCGGTGCAGTTGTCAAACCTGCGGCAGTAACACCCGCAATGAACGGCGCTGCTGGCGCTACTGCTGTACCTATTGCGGCTGCGCCAAGACCAAGGCCAAGCTGTGGGATTTGCTCACCAACAAGTTCTCCTGCATACGTCAACGCAGAGCCAATACTATCTACGTCAGTTGACTGCATACGTTCGGGTTGTTCAATAAGTAGTTCACCAAGGCGTTGCCGCGCTCTTTCTTCTACGTCCTGTCCGTAATCAGCAAGAAAACCTAACCCATATTGCTCGCCAGCGGTCCCAAGTGTTTCACCAACCGCACCTTTAATCTGCTGGTAGCCACGGCGAAGTCCACGGCGCACGGCTGTTTCATCGTCTATTTCTAGCTCTTGACCCGTAAAATCTTGGTACTGTTGCCCATAAGCTTCACGATTAGTTTTTATAATTTGAGATATTTTAGCAAATTCTGTGTTGCTAGGAGTATCGCCTTTTATAGTAAAATCAAAACCTTCGCCTGTTATAGGGTCATCATATTGGTAAACGCCCATGTCACCCTCTTATTGATCAGCTACGTTTTGCGTATTTCTTCCACTACCCATAGGTGGCACGATTATTCCTTGTTGCGTTGCAAATAGAGCAGCGGCTTGATCATATAGCGCTTGAGTATACTTTGCATTGTCTATGTTTGCTTTTGTTGGGTTATCTCTTGCCAACTCTGCTGCATCACTAGCAGATTTTTGTAGCGCATTAAGTCCTGCCGCTGACATAGAACTTGGCTTACTACCCGCCGCTGCAATACGTGCTTTGTAAGCGTCAATACGTTGTTGTAGGCCAAGCATATCAACGTCAAACTTGTCTTGTTGTGCGCGAGCAGTTGTCAGTGCTTTTATACCTGCTGTTCCCGCTGTCGCCAAATCTGCTGGATTACCAGAAGCCAAAATTACACCCGTTTGTGCAAGTGCCAGCCACTTATCCTGTTCCGCACGTTTTTCTCTTTTTGCTATAGCGTCAGCTATACGTGCTTCCAACGAACCCGCTTGTGCAGCTGCAGCTTTAGTTGCTTTAGCCGCCTTTGCTTTTTCTGCGTCTACACGATCTTGTGCTGCTTTTTGGATCGCTGCCCTTTGATCTTCTCTGGCTTTTGCTGTTTGGCTTGGATCAATGATCTGATTACCCGCTCCAAGATTAGCTTCGTCAGATTCCATAGCCCGTCTTGCATCAAAGTAATCGCCGACTTTCTGTTGACCGCTTTCAACCAACTCACCGAATTTACCTATGGCCCCTTCAAGATAGTTAAGTGCGGGATCACCAACATAATCAAGACCCTTTTGTATTGCGCCTGCTACACCCGTAAGGTCTTCTGTAGGCTGCTGATCCTTTAGCCTTTCTCCTGCGCGAGCCAAAGCCGCTTGCTCTAACACATCCCTTTGCCCAGCTATTTCGGCGTCTCTCTGTGCCTGCGCTTCTGCATCATAATCACCGAAAAGCTGTTCTTGTTTTGCAAGCTCACCTTGCTGTGCTTCACGATATAAACGATCTGATATTTGATCAATAACAGATAAAGGTTCTTCTTGGTACTTAGCGATTGCGCGTGGATCACCACCTAAAATATCACTGTATATCTCACTGGGCGGTGTGAATTGATCTCCGGCAAAGTAATCTAAAGATCTATTTTCTAAATCTCTTTCCGCATCGGTTTTGGGGCTAAACCCAAATCCCCATCCCCTCAAGGCTTCGACGCCGCCATACTTTGCAGCGTCTTGTAAAGTAGTAAATTTTGGGTCGCCGCCAGAAAAAAACGGATCTCTATAATCTTCAACGGATACCCACCCAGCAAACTGATTTCTAGCGGTATCTCTTCCATCACCGGAGAGCCGTTTATCGTCTCTGATAGCGTCAATAAGATCTGCCGCACCAGTATATTTACTGCCCATCCCACCTAGCGCTTCACGGATTTTCATTTTTTCCAGCTTACGGTCGAATGATTCTCTACTCTTATCCCTTTCTGCTTGCAGGTCGCCAAAAAGCTCGGCGTCTGATCCAGAGGTAGGAGCAGCGGAAGGTGCCTGTAGAACAGAGGCAGGTGATGTGGTTTGCTGAATTGCGCTCAAGTTTTGCGGAGCTGCTGCCGTTGGGTCAGGAGCCGCTATTGGTGCTTCGTACATTTCTCCTGTGGCAAAAGGAAGATTACTCATTGTGTCCGCAGCACTTATAGCACCGGGAGCTACGGGTATTGGCCCTGCTTGACCCTGCAGTAAGTTTGAAAGCCTGTCATATTCTCCTTCATCAGGAGAAATGTATGGTGCGCCAATAACGGATCCGCCTAAAGCTGCTATTGTTTCCGCTTGTTGTTGCTCCTCATACGCAGCCCGTGCGGCTTCTTCTTCATCAGATAACTTTTGCCTTTCTGCAACAGAAGTAGGAAATAGGTATCCACCTTCAGGCGCAGCACTTTTAAAATAATCTGAAAGTATACCGTCAGGGTCAATAACCGGATTTTTAGGTAGTGTTTCTCCGAAAAACCCTTCACCTCTTTCGCCTTTTGTAAATAAAAAATCAGAAAAATCTCTTATCGTTTTAGCATTCCCTGCTAATATTTCCGCTGGTCCTTTAGCTCCCATAAACGCGGTTGCTGCAGCCATAGTATCTACAAACAGTGCGCCAGATCTTAAAATCCCATCTCCAATTATACCCGAAGATACAGACAAAACCGTGGCTACGTCAGTGCCTAAACGGTTAGCAATTTCTGCTGCCCCCGCCCCTGCTTGAGCTAACTCCGCAATTTCTTTCCTAATATCTGAACCTGCTGTATTAGCCTCACTAGCTTCAAACGCCTCTAAACCAGATTCTTCTACGTCTACAACTGTCTGATCTCTACGATCATCCAGCATTTTAGTTTCTTCTATAATCATCCGTCTGACTGCGGGTGAGGGTTCTTTTAGTCTCCCAGTTTCTTTGCCATTATCGTCTTTAAAAATTCTATAGACCTCACCATCTTCAAAAACAGCGAACTCTCTACCTTTAAAATTAACGAGCTTACCACCCGCTCGCATATTAACAATACCACCTTTAGCCATGCCCATAGTAGGCTGTCTCGGTGCGGCGTTAGCTACGCCTGTATTCTGACCCATACTTGTTTGCGGGGCCATAGATTTAGCCATCTGCATAATGCCTTGCTGGGGCATCCCTGCGCCCATTACAGCTTCTTCTGCTACAGTAGGCATGTCTTGTGCTTCGCGTCTCTGGAACTCGTCACGCATACGCTTACGGCGTTTTATTTCTGTCAGCACAAGATACTGCGGAAAGCTTCCGGTCGGCATCTGCATTTCACGCATCAATGCGGCTTCAGGAATATCTTTTAAGGCTTCGGACTGCTCTAAAATGTTCATGCTTGCGTTTTACCTCCGTAGCCACCACCCATACCTCTATATAACCCAAGTGCGCTAAGACCCGTACCCAAAGCGGCTTGTATCGGATTATAAGCTTGGTAGGTTTTTGCAGTTGCATCCAAGTTGCCTACAGGTACACCACTAAGTAGCCCAGCGAAGCGTTCATACTGCGACATTGGGTAATCACGTTGTGTCAAGAAGTCTTGGTATGCAAGGTCAAGCCGTGCCTGATCTTCTGCACGTATATCTCCGCCAAGTGTAGATAGCATTCTTGCGCTTTCTATATCTGTACCGCGCTCCAACTCTCCAAGCCCAACAAGACCCTTTGCCGCGTCTAAACCTCGACCCGTTACATCAACATCAAACTGCGCTTGTTCTAGTTGGCGCTGTAGTTGAGCAGCGCGATCCGCAGCGAATTGTTTTTGTGCATCTTGGTAAGCCTGTTGTTGTCCTTTGGTCTGAATATCTTCTAGTCGCTGCGCAAGATTTTGTTCTGCAACGCCTTGCTGAACTGCCTGACGAGACCCGCCGAATGCGCCTGCTTGTACTGCTTTTACGTCTCGACCAGCTTGATTAGCCATAAAGTCTTGTATGGCTCCTTCTTTCTGCATGTTGACCACGTTCTGCATGTAAGGGGACATATACTGCTGTGCAGCAGCAGGATCGAACATACGGGCGTCTTCTAACCTACCAGTCATTCCGCCATAGGCACCTATACCGCTTTTAAATTGTTCTTGTGCAGTGCCTAGACCAGAAATACCCGATCCCGCAATGTCACGAACCATACCCCGCGAAGCCATAACATCGCCGTAGTCTGCACCAGAGGTTAGCCGCTCATTGCCATAGGGAACATAATTAGATTCGCCCGTGTTTGGGTCAAACGGAAGCATAGACTCTTCCGCGCCCTTTAACATGCGCTTATAATACGGATCAACAAACTCAGGTAAGTTTACAATACGCTGCGTAGTTTCCGTGGGTTGTTTACCTTTTCCACCTGCGCCCATTTTATATCTCCGTACGGAATGCTATGTAATCTTCATAAAACCCGTGCTTTTTTAATGCACGTCCCCACGCTTTGCGACCATACCCCTCAAGAGAATTACAGCCATTTTTAGTGGCAAAGTCTATGATTATTTTCATGCCCATATCCAGCCACTCTTTCATTCTACTACCACCAACCCAGTCAAGCGCCATGCTTCTATGTCTAGGATACTCTATAATTCTTGTGGTCATAGCAGCAATGAGCTTGTTGTCATCGTCTAAAACAACCCAAAGAACGTAAGTGTCATCTAATATACCTTTTAGTACATCAATAAGTTCTGCTTTTCCCGTAGCAGTATTGACACTTTTTTCTAGTACCCTTTCAACATCCTTCCATATGTACTTGACTGCTTCTTTCGGGACAGCACTAAACTTCAATTACCCCACCATTTTTCTTAGCACCTCTGGTGCATCTCCTTCGGCTTCGTTAATCCTGTCTAAAAAACCACCGCCGTACTCTTTTGTTAGCGCATCTGTGGTTGGTTTACGAATAACAAACTCACCTTCTGTCAACAAAACATCTTGTTGATTGTCTAATGTAGCAGGTACTTTATCATCTTCACCCGACCCATCACCGGGTCCACGTACCATACCTTTTTCGCCTTCAGCAAATCGCGCTACTGTTTCGTCGTACTCACCGGACTGCACCGAATCTACTAGGTCACGCAGTGCGTCTTCGCCGTATTCGCTTAAAAATTTACCCAAAATCATTTGAGCTTCTGCTTCGCTTTTCATCCCTTTAATAGCGAGTATGGATTCGAGGATAACGTCTTTTTCGTTCATCCCCTCAACTTTACCACCTTCAGCAAGACTAACAATGCCACCACCTGCGTAGTTTATATATGGGTAGCCGTAGTTTGTTTCTGGTAACTCGTACTCAAAATAGTTTTGTTCTGAAGAACCATACTCTAAGGGATCTCGAAAAGTTACTGTTCTTTTTGGGGGGTTTGGCATAGGCGCTTCAAACTTTTCACGTTCTTTTGGGGGTTTGTAGCTTGCTAGATCTGCAGCGGTTTGGCCTATCATAGCTGCTGTACCTGCACCGGGTAAGGTGGCCCCTAAAATCCCCTTTTGTGCAGCGGTTAACGCCCCCTCTTTAACCCCCTCTGCCCCTATTTTACCCGCCATATCGAAAAGCATCGGTTTAGCAGCCTTACCTGCCGCAATATCAATTCCTTTTTGACCTATTTGCTCTCCTATAGCTCCAGAAGCCCCACCGAACAACTTGCCTACGGCTGCGCCACCAAGCCCAGATAACAAGCCTGCTTTTACCCCTTCTTCTACACTACCAGTCTGTATAGCCGTACCAAGACCCGCCCCAATACCAGAAAGAAGCGCAGGGCTTGCAGCGCCTAGAGCGGTTCCTAACGCGCCAGCGCCAAGTATACCTGACCCAGCGAGAGCGGGTAAACCTAAACTTAATAGAAACGGTAGGGGCATGTGTTACCTCAATAGTTATCTCACTGTAGCATTAAACCTCTAGTCCATCAATTCAAAATGGGGGCCATCTATAAAAGGACGTTTTCCCTGTGATCTTCGTAAATCAACATAGGCATTCATCGCTTCTTCCATCGTTCCATCCCATTTACGGATATCATCTATATGCCAAGCTGCGCCCCATCGCATAGGCACTCCAACGATAATCGCGGCTTCTTTAACGGCATCGGCAAGATCGTCGTACAAATTCAACTCCCAACTTGCTCTACCATTTATAAACGCCATAATGTCGAAGGCTTTGCCCTCAAGATGCTTGGATTTCATTGTTTGGCTGGCACCTTTAGCAACGAGTTCTTTCTGCTGCTCAAGGGTTCGCATACCTTGAATTACACCAAAATCGGTTTTGGTAAGCGTTATGGCTTGCTTTACAACTGCCTGTAGTCGCTCATCAATACCTTCAAGCCTATCTAGGCTACGTCTACTTAATTTAAACGTCATGGTTTCGCTTTCATATATTTGCTGACCGCTCTGTTTCCAAACCAGAATGACATAATAGCAGCGAACAGCCCAGCCGTAGCGTCATCCCATATTAAGCTTAAAGCACGCCCTATTTCATGGCCCGTATCTAATAGCGCCAGCAAAGCGGTTACTTTGATGGCAACGAAAAGAGCAAAAAAACAATAAGTGATAACAGGGCGCACACTTCCGCGTAATGCGTTGATAAAGCCTCCCGCATCAATGCTATCATGTCGGTATAGCCCCTCTGTCTCCTTAATGTCTGCCTCTTTGTCCATAATGCTTAACTTTAGTTCAGCACGTTTAGACATAAGGTCCATTTCAAGCTGCGCCCGTTCAAGCTCATGCTTGTGCGCTTGGTTTGCTTTAAAGTAGTTTAGTACCTCTGGCAAAAACGATGTGCCAAAACCAAGCAAGCTTCCAAGAAGCGTAATCATTTCTTCTCACTCCCCAGCCAAACAGCAAACGCGCCCGTCATTGCACCTGATACCACACTAATCATTGCAGATTGTTGCGTGGATAAATCATCCAAAGACATCCCCCATTCGATAACACGAATGTACATTAAGGTCATAACAGCCATCATAACCCTTGGCATTATCTTCCATTCTAGGATTTTTTCAAAGGTAGTTGTCATAGTTTACCCCCATTAACTAATTTCAAGTATGCTCGCAACAACGTGCAGTCTGTCGGCTGTGGCGGCGGTGACTTTTAATATCTCACGTTCCTGCAAAACAAGCGGCTGTAAAAGTAGCTCTTCTGTCGCGTTTGCTCCAACGGACTTAGTTTTAAACAAACTGTAAGTATCAGACCCATCTGTAAGCGTTACTGTAATAGTATCAGCATTGCCGCTATCTTCAGAAACCAAGATAGATTTAACAATAGCGGTCTTAAAATCCGCACATGTATATAGCGTTGTGGCGCTCGTTGTTGTTAGATCAACCTTTGCATTTACATACGCATTTGCCATTAGCCCATAAACCACGCTACTGCAGTGTTTTCATCCTGTTGGACGAAATTTTGGTACTGCGCTAAAAAAGTTGAAAACGACCGCACAACCTCAGACATATACGTCTGTGTATACTGTGCTGGAGGAATAGGAAAATACGGTAGGGGTGTACTTGTCGCCATTAGCGTCTCCCATCAGGTCTAATATCTACACGGGGTATCCCCAAACGCCACAACACGTTTTGGTCTGTAGACTCTACTTTAAAAGTAAAGCTACGTCCTCGTAACCTAATTTGGTACTGGTTTGTATACTGATCTACAGGAGTGGCAGACGTTTTAGACACGGTATCTGTTTCAGTGGCTTGCGAAATTTGGCCCGGAGCATTCTTAGCACTGAATATAAAATTCACAGAAGATGTTTCTGTTGACTCTCTAAAATTAAGATCTGGCAACACGCGACTAATAAACGAAAACTGTTGACCATCTGCAATGCCTAAATCACCAGATTCCACAAAAGATGTCATCGCAGAACCATCATCTAAAGACCCCGTTTCTTGGTTGTACAAATAGTTGTTTGTCCCTGTAGCCACGGGAACATCTGATATACCACGATCTAGCCAAGCGGTTCTTGACATCGTACCAATAAACCAAATGTTTTCTTGGTAGTTGTACACTACATAGCTATCGTTTTCATTAGAACTAGCCGAAGGATAAAACCACCAAATTTCCGCAAAAGATACATTTGAACCCGCAACAACTTTTCCGGCCTCGTTGTAGTTAAAATTGTTAAACACATGATCCCGAACGGTGCATGGAATACGTTGAACTGTACCATTATAGTTGTAGAACTCAGAGTTACCCATCCAATACACACTATCGTTTACTGCGACTGCAGCTTTTGGACTTTGTATAGTAATATTGTTGGAAACTAGGTTTATACCAAACGTAAACGGCGGTCCAATGAACTGCATGGAGTAAGCAGCCACATCTGTAAGGACGAGTATTTGCTGCCGTGTTTCTATAGCTTGCACAATTCTCGAACCTGTATCAATCCGTAAATCTCCCGCAGTATTTATAGTTGTAGGGTACCAATCTATAGGGTTTTCCTGACTGCAAAATCTAATAAGCATTGGATCTTGTATGCCGTCACCTTGTGCTGCAGTGCTTGACGCCCCAAGCCCATCCGCGCCAAATGCGATAATATGTCTGTCACGATCTGACATCAAAACTTGAGCGGCTTTTTGCGGAACCGATGTTGGAGTGCCTGACCGTGTAGACAGTTCTATTGCTCTGGTTTGAACGCCATTTGTCCGATCCCAATAATATATGCCCCCATTACGCTCATTTATAATTAAATCTTCGCCAAAGTTATCGTGGGTCCAAGTTCGGAGGTTTGTTGTCGGTGTAACAACCCCTGTTGCAACACCCTCGCCCCAACCATTATAATCGTTAACACTATCTGCGTTACCAACAGCCAAGATAATTGTATCGCCGTTTGTATGTGTTGCCGCTGTCGTCCCATTTGCACCGCGTGTTACAGTCAAAGTATCTGTAGCCACAGACGAAACGTCCATAAGCTCAGAGCCAACTAACACCACATCATTTGTTGCAAAATTAGAACCCTGTCCCGTCGCCACGTCCACGTCTGTTTCCGAAGCATCAAGATCTTCTGCAATCGTGGTTTGAAATGCACCGTTGTTTGTGCCTCCCCACAAACCAGCGCCCCAACCCGTACCACCAACAGAATCATTCAAACCTGTGCCGATCTGATAGGTACCTATAACACTGGCTCCGCCATTACCCGTATCGCTCGCATTCGCCGTCACAGGTGTTGCGTTTAATCCACCAGAAATAGTGATACTTTCAATAGAACTCACCGTCCTTGCTGTTATTTCATAAGAACTACCATTTATAACATTTGTGATTTGATACTCTTGGTTTAAAATATCTGCTGTAATATTTCCGCCAAGAGATACCGCGCCCGAAAAAGTAACGAAGTCATTTACCACACAACCATGATTAGTGTCCGAAACAGTAATTGTAGAACTACCATTTGTCGCAGCAAACACCACATCTCCTGCCGCCGTAACTTGGCGGATTGGCGTGACATCTTTAAAGTCTGTACCCTGTTTGATGTAATATTTTAACTGAGTTCCAACACCCAGAAATCCTTCACCATTAAGAGATACCCATTCGTGCAGTCCTCGACACTGGCCTAAAAAAGTCTTATTTGTCGCCCTTTCCCAACCATTTAATTTTTCTGGATAACCAAAACGAAACCTAATCTTGTCACAATCCACCCAACCATTCTCTTCAGAGTATGGTGTAATTTCTTTGTTTATACCGGGCTTAAAACGAAGATCTGTGTATGGCATGTTTAAGTCTTCATAATGTAAGCAAGAGCATAGTATGGTGGTCTGTTTTCATGGCTGCTTCCACCACCAGTGTTGCCAATGCTTGTGGATGTTGACACAGAGATGCCGGTCGTGGCGCTGCTAGTTGTTTTGCCTGTAGGTTCTGCTTGGCGTGAACTGTCGCCCGTTCCGCCTGATGGACTGCTACCGGTATATGAGTGCGCGTGGCCCGGATCGCTTACAGACGATGTGGACGTTGCCGTGTGGTTGTGACTTGGGATTTGGCTTGTCGTCAGGGTGACGCTTGCCGCACCGCCGGTGGCCCCTACGGCGTAGGTGCTGCCCGCGCCAACGACAAAACGATCCCTTAGATCAGGCGTGGAGTTTGTGCCGTCACAAAGCACCCAGCCAGCAGGTATTGAACCAGTAGAACCAGACCAAAGAAGGATGACGCCAGAAGGGATAATGTCTTTTACAAACGCGGTGGTAGCTATTTGTGTGCTATCTGTACCTATAGCTGCAGTTGGTGCAGTGGGTGTTCCAGTCATAACAGGACTGGATAAGTTGCTTATTGTCGAAGTAAAATCCGTAACCGCTGCGCCAGCGCCAGCGCCGTCTGCAAGAATAATAGATGATTTACCTGTTGCAATTGTAACATTTGCCCCGCTACCCTGTGAAACAATAATGTTTTGCCCCCCAGTAGTGTTGTTTAAAAACATATATATGCGGGATTGGGAGTTTTGTTCTAAAAGCAGGTATGTATCTGAAGACAATGTTCCAGATGATGTAAATCTAATAGCCTTATAATGACCGTTTTTTAACTCTGCGATAAGAGACATTGGTAGAACATACGGATCACCACTTGTCCCACTGCCTGAAAGACCATCTATATTAAGGCTACTATTATACCCGCTTGATGCGCGGTCAATAATGTCAAAATTGATGTTAGTAGACTCGCCCCACGTCCCCGCCTCATCACCAGTAGATATTTTCTTGATGCCGTTTGCGTTTGTGTAAGTAGCCATGTTTTTTCCTGTCTAGCCCAATAGAACTTTACGCCGCTATCTCAGTATAGTTCGGATTTTGGTTTGGAGCAATATTTGAATACGCCGGTGTTTGCGATGGGGATATTCCTACATAGTTCGGGTTTTGATTTGGGATAATAAGGCTGTAAACATTTACTGAGCTAATTTCACCTGTTGCTTCCAACCCAGTAACCGCAACAATCGGACCAAAGCCCTCAACGACAGTAACTATGCCTACTGAACCTGTAGCGACCTCGCCCGTAACAGACACATTGGCATCTGCCGTAACAACAACTGTACCAACCGCACCCGTAGCGACCTCGCCCGTTACCGCAACATTAGCATCCGCCGTAACAACAACTGTACCTACTGCACCCGTTGCCGCTTCGCCCGTTACCGCAACATTAGCCGTAGCTGAAACCTCTACTGTAGACCCATTGCCAACAGCGGTGGTAGCTTCGTTTCCAATCAGGCCAACATTTGCTTCACCGGAAATCCCAACACTGCCAACTGCACCTGTGGCGGAAAGACCTACAAGGACCGCAATCTGTTCGTCGTCATCACCTAACGGGGTCGAACCTAATGCGGAAAAACCTAACATCACTCAGCCTCTTGTATCACAAGCTCACCAGCCTCAACCTGCCGCAGGATCTCTGCGTAGTGACGGTTAAATCCCATCTGCATTATACACTCCACTTGCAAGTTTAGCGTCTGCCGCTGCTTGTAGTTCCGCTGGAATATCACCGTCGAAACAGGCTGCACCTTCTGCAATGATTGCGTCTAGCACTGCTTGGTAATCGGTGTTGGCAACATTGATTGGTATGGATAATCTTCCATCTGTAATGGAACAGAGATTGTTTTGTATTAAATCGTACCTTGCTGAATACATCTTATAACTCCGCACTAAAAGCTAAAAAGGAAGTGGATAAGTTGTTTGAAAGTAAAGCAGCACCCTGCCCAACTGTTAAACCACTGGATACAAAAGCATTCATAGAAATTACAGTTCCCACACCATCATCCGATGCAGTATTTAACTCAGGAGTTGTGTTACAAGCAGTAACAGTATTCTCGTGATATATTGCATAGTCTCCTGCCACCCCCGTTGTTACTAAGGTAGGAAATGTTCGCATTTCCACTGGTAAGCTAATACTGCAATCAAGCAAGCTTGAACCAACAACATGGCCTCGTGCAAAACGTCTATATCCAGAACCAGATGCCGCTTTTATCGTCTGATAATACCTCTGGCACCTCGCCAGTTGATCGGAGTATGGGATGTGCTCGAAGGGGGTGGCGGTGCTTAAATCGCCTACTTCTAGTTGGACGCCTGTGAAGTAGAAGGTTGCTCCGTTGGTTCCGACGACTGAGGTTGCTCCTGTGGCTGACAAGTATGTTGCACCCGCCCATGCTCCAGCAGTTCCGCTGTACGTTGATCCAACACCAAGGCCAAGTGAAACAATAACGCCGCCTAAGTTGTTAGTGTTCCACGTTCCGCTTGTGTCTCCCGCAATCGTGAGGGTCTTTTGCTCCCAAGTATTTGCCGTGCTGATCGTGTATGTAAAAGGGTAAGATCGGTTTTGAGCAGAGTTGTTAATCGCACCGCCGAAAGTTCCCGTAAGGCTTGAACGGACCCAGAATGACAGAGTTACGTCTTGTGCGCTTGCGGTGCCCCAACCCAAGTCAGCAGTATTAAAGCCCTCAATAACCTGTGCTTGGCGGAAATATGAGCCACTAGCAACAGAAAACGCAGAAAGCGATGTAATCAGCATTGAAGATGAAAAACCATCGGGAGCCGTTGAACTTTTCTGTACTGAAAACTTAGATGATGCGCTTAGTTGAGACTGCCAACGGTCAAGCGTATAAGTTCCGTCAGCAGTAGGCGTCACCGCCGACCCGCCGTTGCGTTGATCAATGACCATTGCACCGTTGATGATGCGGTTCCTGTTCGACAAGGCACCATCATCATAAACGTTACCCAAGTCTGCTAACTGTCGTGCCTTACTCATGTGTCACCCCTTACGGTTTTGTAGGCCAAACGACATCATCCAACGACGTGGCACTTGTCGTTATATCACGTAATGCTTGTCGGTAAGCAGTTTGCTCCGCTGTCATCGTGCGATCTGCCACGGCCCACCAATCTGTTTCAGTCAAGCGGCGGTCACGTTCTGCACGTAATAGGCGCATGGGTTCAGCGGCGACCAGTTCGTCTTTTTTAGCTGCGACAGTTGACCATGTTGTACCCCAGTCGCTGGGATTGCTGCTTTCGATAGCCGAGCCATTGGCATCTGCGCCAGTGACCTTGCGGAACATTTCGTTAAACTCAGCTTCCGTTGTTGGCTCACCACGGAGAACCCACTCTGTGATGCCCAGTTCGCTAAGTGCGTTTGATATTGTTGTCATTGTGTTGGCCTCCTTTAGCCAGCGATTTTGTAAATGGTCATTGCGCGATCTCCTGAAGGATCATAAACGATGGGTTGTTATTGTCCTGTGCTTTAATATCAGGAGAATACTTTGTAACATATGCAGTATATGTGAGTAATGATGTACTAGCAGGACTATCTGTCCCAGCATAAGGTATGCGACCCCTAAAGTTATTATTTGTTGTTGCATCGTAATGATAAAGATCAAAGCTAGTAGCACTTGCTGAGTTTGAAACGTTTGTCCCATCTCGAATGACCATAAAGCCGCACCCGCTTTCTGTCCCCCCTGAAGTTACTAGGTTGACTTGTTGGAACACTGTTACCAATATTGTGCTAGATGCAAACTTTGGGGTAATAGTTGCACTTAATCCTGTGCTTACCCAACCAGCCGAAGAAATAGTTACTTGCGACGCATAACGTGCATACACAGTCTGCAACACAGACCCACTCACATTCAACCCAAGATCAGCCGCCGTAGGAGTACCACCCGCCGCATTCTGGATTTGATCGACTTTTATGATGCTGGTCATTGTGCGATCTCCATTAGGGTAATGGTGGATGTTGCTGCATTGGCGTTTAAATTCACAGAACCGCCACCTGTAGTCACACGAAATTGAACCTTGTAGGTTGTTGAAGACGTTGTACTTGGGCTATCAAGGTAATTAATTGATGGCTGACCAGAGAAATACTGAAAACTATAACCCATGTATTGAACCCATTGATTTAAATCTGTCGTATCTCTGACCAATTTAAGGCTGGTCCCGTTATTTATTGCACTATTTTCAACATTAGACATAGATACAAGAATAAGAACCTTGCTTGTCGTCGATGTTGGCGTAATGCTTGCTGATAACCCTGTGTCAGCATATGTAGTTGAAGCGTTTGCAGTGTCCCCAGTAAGCTGCGCACTCACAACCTGCACCACATGCCCTGCCGCCATGACACGGCTACCCAAGTTAGGCTGGAGATTATCAACGTAGAGTGTACTCATTGTGCGATCTCCATTGCTATAATAGACCTATCGTCACCACTAGACCAATTCATATCAACTGTCCCCGAAGAGCCAACTACTACTTGAAGCTGTAGTCTCATCGTGTTAGTTGTCCCAGCCGTGTTAGCGTGATTCAAAGGTACTTCTATCCACTGGCTACCATTGAATCCAGCCGCAGCCATATATAAATTGCTGCTCCATTTAGTTCCTGTGTTAGCGTCTTTGATAGCAAATCGAGCATAACCACTAGTTGTGGCATTTGCCACAAAAGCATTTGATTGAAACAATATAAGACTGTTTGCGCTAGTTGGAGTTATATCAACGTAAAAGTTTGTGACATCAACTAAACTACCTGATGTCGTACTAAATCCGACCATAATAAAGTTATTTTTCTGAACCTGAACAATCTGCCCAGCACTAGGCACCAACGTCCCCCCAGACGCATCCAACGTCTGCCCAGACGGGATAATAACCTTATTCGCATTGGCCCCACTAGACGGGCCTTGTAAGTTTTGTACTGTTAATGTCCCTGCCATTTATACCACCGTTAAATTACCGTTGACTGTTAGCGTCACACCCGTGGCTATGGTCAAAGGTCCAGCACAGGAAGCATTCTCTGTAGCATCAATCGTAACATTGGTGTCTAGCTGTTGCTGATTAATCCTAAAGATGTCACCCGCTGAAGCCACACTTCCAACCGTTCCACGTTCACCTTTATAACGTCCACCTGAGTTTGCAGTCTCAAAGGTTTTAAATATTACAACTTCTAAGTTGTCTCCAGCAGCAGCCCCAGAGGTAAGAACCACATCAGAGCCATTACTTGCTGTGTAATCGGTACCATTAACCAAGTGTACACCGTTCATGTACACATCAAGAAATCCCGGTGTATACCCTGATGTTGGAAAACTTGTCTGTCCCGCCGTAGCAGTAAAGACATCCCTGTTCATCGTTGCCTGTGGCGTGGGTATTGTGCCGATATAGCCTGACATGCTTTATACCTCTTGCGCCGCTAGGTGTGCAGCATATGCGTCCTTAACCGCTTGTGTATGCACCACGTTGCAAATGTTCTGCACCTCTGCGCTTTCACCTGTGATGTCTGCATCTGGTGCGACTACATGGCGTGAGAAGGATCGGCTGATCTCTACACCGTCACGCTTGATGACCGTGGCTGTACGCACCTGAACGTGCTTGAAGTCGCCTACGATCTCTATTTTGTCTTGTACTGTTTCTTCTGTTAGTGCCATCGTTTATCTCCTGTGATGGTTGGACTGTCCGACCCAAAGCTATGCAGTGGGTTATGATGCTTTATATGTATGTGTAATGTAATAACCTTGGGCTGCGTTGGTTGGGGTTTGTGCTTGCCACGAGAGACTGTCTCTACACTGAAATATTCTGAGATAAGTCGTACCTGCTGACATATAAGTAACTAAGTATGTTCCAGTTCCGCTCCAGTTTAAATCTTCTACCATTACGGTTCCAGTTCCAGCGACTGCACAAGAAAATGGAAGATTGCCTATAGCCATACTGCCAGAAGCACTTGTTAAAGCAGTAGCTGTTAATAAAATCCAAACTGTTACTTGATCGCCAACTTTAGTATATGACCCAGCCTGAGAGCCGTATGTTGCCGTTCCTGTTGCACTAGTACCAAACAATGTTGGCGTGAAAGTCCCCTCCTCATAGTCATCCAGCAGATTAGCCGACCCAGTGCCGCCAAGGTAGACACCGCCAGAGAGGTAGAGGTCTTTCCAACGATTGCCGCTTTCACCCAAGTTCATTGCGTTGTCATTGAATGTACCAGTGCTAGATGTTGGTGAAAGGTTGTTGGCAGATTGATCTATCATAATGCCTTCTTGAGCATTTGTTAAATAGATGCGATCGCCATTGACCCCAAGACTCCCCACAGCGGAGCCGTCTTTTTGGAAGTCAACAAGCGTCCCATCCGATGTAGCACGGTCAACGGTCAGCACAGTTGCGCCATCATTGTCTACAGTTAGGCCACCTTCAATTGTAGTGCCGCCCGTAAACGTCAAAGCATCTGTGTCAAGCAACTGATAATCAGCAAACAAAATAACCACTAAGCTATCACCAGCAGAAGCTGCATTCACAAGCGTCACTGTAGTCCCACTGGAAACAGTATAGTCAGTGGTGATAACTAGACGTACACCGTTCTGAAATACTTGGATTTGCTGGGGGTTAGGAATGTCCATTCCAGTAAAGACAGTCTGTGCAGCCGTGGCTGTGAACGTGTACTTACGTTGAGAGCCGTTAGAGACTACAGGTGTTTGACTGCCAATGTAACCTGCCATTAGTTACCCTCCTGAATTGTTAATGTACCAGCTTCTACTTGGCGCATGATTTCGGCGTAGTGGCGGTTGTCTGGGTCTAGGGGGACACCGTATTCTAGCCCGTCGATGGTGGCACGGATGGATGAGTTAGAACCTGATACTGGGTCAGATATGTACTGTGCTGATGTGATCGTCATGTTGTTCATGTGTTATAACTCCGCATCTAAAGTAAATCTTGCTGAACTGTCATTATTTGTAATAATTAAAGCTCCCTGACCTACTGTTAATCCACTTGTATTTCCAGAAACACCTATTGAAGTTGTTGTTTGGGCTGAAACACCTAAATAAGTTGCAGTGCTGACAATATGAGCACCGTGGTAAACCGCAAAAGTTCCACTTGACCCTGCCGTTGGTGCTGCTCTCATTTCGGGGAAAACATAGGTGCAAGGAGCCTCTGTTGTTGAAGCACAAAAGCCAGCAAAAAGTCTAGCATAATTAGAGCCGCCAAGTTTCTGAAAGTACCTCTGGCACTTCTGAAGCGTTACCGAATATGGCTCATGCTCAAAGGGTGTACTAGTGTCCCCGATTTCCAACTGGACGCCTGTGAGGTAGAAAGTTGCGCCCGTCGTTTCACATAAATTTGTTGAACCCGTTACACCAATGTAAGTTCCAGTTGTCCATGACCCCGCACTAGTCTTAAACGTTGAGCCACTACCTAAATCAAAATTAACATAC